TCTGCGGACACAATTCCAAGAGCAAAACCCTCAGCCCAAGTCCTGCGAAGTGCGGCTATGAGTGCGTCATTGTCAAACGGTACGGAGAGCATGGCCCACGCCCTAGCCCTAGCCCTATCTTGAGCCGGGTTCTTTGATACCGCGGGTTGTGTGCGCTTATATGCCTCAAAGACACGCTCCCACTTGGTTGAACTGCGTAGAGCGGCCCTAATCTTGAGAGCATTTTTGGCGGATATGCGCCCGTCTAATTCATGGGCGCGCCACCTCATGTTAGATAGGCTTTTGCTAACGACCTAGCCGTTTCAAGGTCGCCCTCGTAAGCGCAACGGTTCAGGGCTTCGGCAACGACCATATCTACCTTATGAAACTCAAATTGGCGATTGCGCTTCCCCTTATTCGCCCACTTCATAAAGGCTTTGACTTCTGCTTGTACTTCAGCGTCTATAACTTCATTGTCATCTGCCAACGGTTCCTCAGGAGCGCCTTGTCCGTTGGTAGCAATAGGCATTGAGTCGCCTTGAGGGTTACCTTCTTGGTCAAGAGTGGCGGCAGAGGTAACTTCCTTGGCGTTGATAATGCCGTCCGGCGAGAATAGCAACACCTCAGAGCCAGCCAAAAGAATCGGCATATCTGCTTGAGGTGTATCTAGGAGAGGTAAACCTAATTCGCTACGGCGTTCGTTAATTGTCTTTCCAGCGGAAGTAACTTCAATCTGTGACTTACGAGCGTTGGCTTCATTGTCTTCACGGCGAGAAGTGAGCAACTTGAACTCTAATTCGCGAGGCATACCAAGGTATGTGTAAGAAATATTCGTGAGCATTTTGTTTAGCCATTGAATTAGCGGCTCAATTCCAATTGCTTGAGCGCTCGCGGCTTTACCTTGCTCAAACCCTGCTCCACCTAGACCACTCTTAGGGCTGTAACCAATTTCAGTTGGTTGTACGCCGAAGTGTCCACAGATAGAAGCGATTAAGAAGTCATCAAGAGTGTCCTTGAACTTTTCTCCGTAGCCGTCTGTTTGGAAAGGCTTTAATCCTGCCGGCAAGATACGGGCGCGCTTACGCTGTTGAGTGATACCGGATAAATCATCATTGAGGATATTTTCATAGTCACGAATTAGTTGCGCATTTGTGCCGAAGTTAATATCAGACTCAAAGAACAACTCAGGAACTACGCCGTCTGTGTATTCAGCGCGAATCCATTGTTGTCTGCGAAGGTAAATGTCTGCTAGAGGTAGCGCTCTTTCAACCGGGCTAAATCCATAGACCGAGATAGTTCTACGGTTACGCACCATGTATTGAAGGTCATCTGCCGTGAACTCACCGTCAGCATTTGGGTCATCATCATTAGCGGTGAACTCACTACGCGGGAAACCGTAAAGTATCTGTTGATAAGCAACATTCGGCGGAACGGGGCGCATACCACGGTCATCAAGAAGTGGCTTAATCGTTGAACCGTCAAGAATTTGTAGACCGTATAGGTCGCCGCCTACTGTTTTCTGTGGCCATACAGCCCAAGCGTCAATGACAAGGATTTCCTCAAGCGCTATGTTCAACCAATCGGTGAAGGTATAACCATTTGAGCGGTCAGGGTTCTCCCAAAATGTGCGAAGGCGGTCAATATCTTTTGTGAAGCGTTTACGAGCCTCAGCCATAGCGCGGATATGGTTATCACCGGACTCAGCGATAATTTTTTCAGACGCGTCTTGCCCGAGAGTAATATCAAACTCAAGGCTAAGGGCCTTACTCTTTACAACCTCAATACAACGGCGCAAAATGTCAATTTGGTCTGCGCTTTGTCGTAATGTCTTGAATGGGATAAACCGTGTTTCAGTTACATTTATGTTTTGCGCAACTTGATACTCAAAGCGGCGTGGGTCAGGGCGGCCGTCCTCACGAACCGGGTTGATTGCTCCCGGTGTGATAGGCATGCCCGGGCCAAACGGTACGGTCGCGCTAAATGGTGCGCGAGGTAGCGGATTGCTATTGCCGTATGTCTGTTGAGCAACTAAGCCCGCTTGACGCATTTCAGATTCCGTCATGGTGACAGAACCAGCCGGTAAACGAGGTGCCTTCTCTAGTTCACTAGCAACTTTCTTGGCGAAACGGTCTAAAAGACCCATGTGTTTCTCCTTATTAGCCGTGTACGACTACCCGATATTGGTTTGATGTTGGCGCGACCGAGAATAACAGAGTAATCGCGGAAGTGGAAGTGTGCTGAACATCGCAGATAACTTCAGCGTAAGGGCTTGAGTTGTCATAGACGCTTACTACTACATCTTTTGTGTTAAGGCTGTGAGTAATCGTGTACGAGGTAGCAACGCCGTCACCGAAATCTGCCGCATATTTACGAACAACAACGGCGGTGTCAATTGCGAATCCTGAAGCACCTACGGTTACACCCTTACCGGCTTCAACAACACCGGAGAAATTAGTTCCTACAAGTTGAACACCGTTGTTCGCGGTATATGTACCGGCGCCGCTAAATTGCTCAAATTCAATAGGGTCAGTACCAACTGTGGTTACTTCATCAACATTCACCCAACCGGTATTCGCAAGAGTGCTTCCTGCGTCTACGAAAGTAAAGTCACCACCGGCGATTTCTATTGCGGTATCAAAATCTGTTGCGCGAGTAAGTACCCAATCTGTTGAACCGTCACCTATTGTCGTGAGGGTATAAATACCATTTTGGCTTTTGGTTGTTTGGTCTTTAACAAGGATACGAGCGTTGAGGCTTGGGCTAACTCCGTCTGTACTAAAAGCAACTTGAGTTCCTGCGTTCGTAAGAGTTGCGCCGACTCCGGCAGTTCCGTTGCTATAAGTCGCGTTGAGGTTTGCGGTTGTAGCGGCGTATGAAGCGGCATGGATATTTAGACCTTGTGCTACATCATCAACATATTGTTTGTTTGCCGCGTCTGTTGAAGCAACAGGAGCCGCAAGGTTAGTAATTTTTTGAGAGTTAAACGATACATCTGCTAGAGGTACTGCGAGCGCGGATAGGTTAATTGCGCTGTGTGCGTTGTTGTCATGAACAGGGGTTCCGTGAGTATGGTCAGCACGAGCAATACTTGTTGAAGTTCCGTTTGCGCTTGAGCCGCCGAATGTTGTTTCTGCGGTGACATTTCCAAAACTAGGCATAGCGTGTTTGTGGTCATCGCGAGCCGGTGCTGTTCCTGTTCCAACTGTTGCGGTGTCACCGATTGCCTGTGTACTAGCCGCGTTGTTGGTTAGAGGTGGAGTTCCGTGAGTGTGGTCGGTGCGAGCATAGGAGTTGCTTGAACCATTACCACTTGAAGCGCCGTAAGAAGTCTGTGCTGTGACGCTTCCAAACGCTGAAACCTGCGCCCATGTTGCGCCGTCATCAAAATAAAGAAGCGCTTGGTCTGTTGCGTAGTACAGACGGCCCGCTGTACCGGCGGCAGGACGAGCAGAGAAAATTCCGTAAAGGACTTCAGACTCAGCCTGAGTAGATTCCCACGCTGAACCGTTGTAAAAATAAAGTTCGTTGTCGCCGGTGTTGTAATAGATTTGACCAGCGACCGGGTTTGAAGGTGCGGTGCCTAAATTTTGGATAACACCGTTTTGAAGTTCGTTCTTGTTGAGGTCAATTGAAACTAAAAACTTACGGGCCATTATTTATCTCCTAAATGACATACGCGGTGCCGGCGAACGCACTCGTAAAGGTTATCACCATTTGATTCTTAGAGGGGTAAGAAAAGGTGCCTTCGCATTGAGTTCCAGCAGAGTCAAGGACTACCGCTGTCGGTTCTCCGTTGAGGTTGTGGTTGATTGTCCATACCGCACTAGATACTGCCTGAGTGTGAACATAGAAAATCTGTCCACCCGCCGGTCCTTGAGGCCCCGGGGTAGCGATAGTTACATTAGGGATATTCGGTACGACAATTATTGCGTCATCAGCCATTAGCGAGTCACCTCAGGACTTACAACCACTTGGCCTTGTACCAAGCGGGTCACGATTCCACCTTGAGAAGTTATTTCACAATCATAGTAGTAAACACCGTCATCTATCGCCGCCGTTTGTGCGGCTGTTGCGTGTACAGCGACTTTTCCTTGATTCGCTGTAATTGCGATACCGTTATTTGAAGTTGTGAGGTCAAGAACCTTTTCGGGTGAGGAAGGTAATGAACGGACTTGTAGAGCCGCGGTGTATCCGGTGAGGTTTGCCGGGCTTGTAGCGATACCTCCGGAGATATAAGTTCCTGTTGCCGGATTAGTCACCGTGAATACAGTAGGGCCAGCGCTCGCGATAGTTACATTTTGAAAGTTGTATTGGCTTGGAAGTACGCCGTTAATTGAAACTGTTTGTCCTTGAGTAAATCCGTTTTCTGCCGTAAATGTTACGGTTGTACCGTTACCCACGATATTCGTGATAGTTGCCGGTTGTGTGTAAATGAAGTTGATGTACCAATCCGCCCCTTGGTCAATTTCGGTGTTATAGACAACGGCCATTATGCTCCTAAACCAGCGCCACAATGAGGACATATTATCGTGTTTCTTGGTGACGGGCGCTTACAGTTGGAACAGAATACCGCGAGCGCACCCAAACTTATTGACGCAATTGAACCTTCGTTGAGTTCTGTTAGCGCCCACACTAAAGCGTCAAGACGGTCAGGTGACTTAGGGACATCAGGAGTCCAAGTAACCATTTGGTCCTCAAGAGTTGGAAACGCTCCAACATGGTGTACACGACCTTGTTCATACAGAGCAGATATAGGTTCAGCACGAACTCTTTTACCCCGTGAGGCTGTTACCTTCTTGACCGGCACCGTACCGTCTACGGTTCTAATGAGTTGTGTAATCATGTCACCGCCGTTATTGGCTTCAGCGATAACCCGGTCTGCCTTATGTTCGTGATACTGCTCAACCGCGACCCTAGCCCAAGCGTCAGGACTAGCGCGTAATGATTTATCCGCCAAAATGTAAAAGTGTTGGTCTGTGCCAATACCAGCGACCACGATACCGGTTTCATCAGATTCCTCGCCGCTTGTAACTGCCGGGTCAATAGCGACAACGACTCGTATCAAATTTGGCACCTTATTTGACTCTACGCGAGCGCTCTCAATCATGGCCCTATGCCATAGCGCACCCTCAACATCATCAAGGAGTTCGCCGTATAACTCTTGACGGCCGATACGGGTGTTGTTGTATCGGGCTTGTAATTCTATGAGCGCGGCTTCAGATAGGTTGCTCGCATTATCAAAAGTTGAACCGCGGGTAACAGCCACGGAGCCGTCACTACGAGCAATCCAATCACGGAGTATCCGGATAGGTTTAGGGGTGGTTGTAATGACCGCACGAGGCTTTTCACCGATACGCAACGCCGGGGCGATACCTTCGTTCCATGACTCATACGAATAGCGCCACTTGGCTATCTCGTCTGCCCATACTCCGGACAAGTTGAAACCACGGCCAGCGTCAGGGTCATCTGCGCCGAACATGTGAATCTTTTGACCTTGAGCGAGAACTATCTGCCACATTGACTTGTTGTATTGGAAATCTACGCCGTCACGAAGGCCATGGCGCTCCAAGACTCGTAGGACACCACTTGGGCCTTCTACACACATAACGCGAGTATCAGAGAAAGTTTCACCGATTATCGCCCACTCAGTAGGCGCACCGTCAGGAGCCTTAGGGTATTTGAGTACCTGTTCAATCAGCCATTCTGCGCCGGTTCTAGTTTTGCCCCAACCACGGCCGGCCAAGATAAGCCAAACGGTCCATTTACCTTCAGGCTCTTGTTGTTCAGGACGCCCAATAAACCACCACGGTTTACGGATAAGGTCTGCCCGCTGTTTGTCATCAAGAGCATTTATGTAATTTTCCCATTCATGCTCCGGTTGCCTAGCGAGATACTCTTGAAGGCTAAGGGCCACTATTGCTCCTTAGGTTGCTTTTCCCGAATAATCTCCAAGAGCGCTTGTTTGGTATCAACAGAAACATTTATTGGCCCGCCCTCTGTACCGCTCAACTCAACTCTTTCATGTCTGCCCCATTTACGCGGGAAGGCTCTCTCAAGATACCAAGAGGCGGCTCTCCAATCAGGGTCGCTACCGTCACCCATAGCGGCGGCTTGAACTATCTGTACATTTCGCATTTCAGCGACCGCCTTAGCCCGCTCTACGGTGTCCAAGAAATCTAAATAAATCTTTTTGGCGTTGGGCTTTTGAGCCTCATTGACCCAATGGTAATAAACGGCTCTTGATATGCCGACATAAGCACACGCGGTTTCTACATAGTTACCTTGTGCGAGCGCCTTCTCCAGTTTTTCAAGGAGTTCGGGCGTTAATTTAGTCTTTCTGCCCCTGCGACTCATTATCTATCTCCGGAATCTCTCTCAAAAAGTTAATTAGTTGGTCTACCCTCACGACATCAAACCCGTCTATGTGGTGGTGATAATCGTTCGCGAAGGCTTGTATCTCCATGATTACCCGTTGCCTTGTAGTTGCCGCGACCATTTTCATAAGCGAGGCATTGAAACTAATATCAGGTGTCATGGATTTATCTTGGCACATTTTGACATCTTTTTCCTCTTGAGTGTGCCGAATTGTCACGGAAATGCGTTCATAATGAGTAATAACTGCCTCTAATCCGGCAGATTTGATTATTTTCTCAAACGATTGCTCAGAAACTAAGTTCGCCATTAGACCACTCACTCTCAGGCGTATACAAGTTAGGTTCTACATGAGGTAGTCCATGGAGCCAAGTGAATCGTTGAGGGGTTTCTTTTGGCGCAAACTTAATCCTGTCCCAAGCACTCAAGAACACTTTGTAATCTCGTGAGTAAGGGGGTTGCCAGCCGTTTGCGGTGTAGTCACACCACTTTTCCCAAGTAGGAATGTCACGGAATCGTATGTGAATAGCCATGTGGCACCCGTAGCAGATACCTACGAAGTTCAAGGGGTTGTGATAGTCCTCGTTGTGAGCCATGATTGGAGCGCCGTCATTGGCGAGCGCCCCACAACCAACACACTCAGTAGGCCGAGCAAGTTCACCGGTCTTGAACATTTTGTAAACGGCATAGCCTTGCTTCTCACGATATTTTGGCGGGAAGCCGTTGTAGGACTTAGTTACGGCCATGAATCTCACGCTCCACAACTGTTACGCCCCACGGAGTAATACGGTCTACGGTGAATCCATTAGCAAGATACCACTTGGGGTTTCGTGCGTAAGACTCAAGGTGAATGGTGTGGTTCAACTCGTTTGCCCTCTCTTGAACTACATTTATCAAGTAATGGAGCATAGTGCTTCCATAACCGAATCCACGATATTCGGGGCGTGTTACGGTGCCTTTTATTCGGGCTTTATATGGATTTCGCCAAAACAATGAAGCGCATGTGAAATCGTTTGCGTACCAATTTGTGTTATTAGTCGGCGCACACGATAGGCGTTCCTCTTTGTAAAGCCGGCCCCAATCTTGGATAACCTGTTGGACAGATATTTTCTTAATTATGTTCTCAGGGGTTTCAAACATTACTTCTGTTCCGCCGGGTACCACGCATTTGAGTAAGCCCACTTCGCGATATTACGGACAGCGAATACACCGTCTTGAGCCAATAGGTTTACTTCATCAAGGTTTGCGCCCATTTCCTTAGCGATAACCTCAGGGGCGTAGCCGTGTACTTGTATAAGTTCCCGGACAATCTCGCTCATGTTGATAGCGACATGTGTGCCTTTTGCTCGGTTGATACGAATGGTCATTAACATAGCCGAGGGGCGGTCAATGTCAAGAATGGCTACTGGAACCTTGCCAGCCCAACGCTCTTTAACTGCCTTTGAGTCTTGGGATAGACGCCAGCGGTGGAAACCGTCAATAATCAAGAGGTCTTTGTTAGCCAAGACCGGTTGTATCCAGCCCGTACTCAACAGAGAAAATTCAAGGAGTTTGAGTTCTGCCTTGTGTACACGGTTAGGGTTCCAAGCGTTTGCGGTCAGCGTGGAAGCGTCTAGCCATTGGATATTATCTATTGGGTCGCTCATTTGGCCTTCTTTCGTTGAGGCAAGAGTACTCGCTTATACCCGCCGCCCATAAATGACTTCAAGACATAGTCCACAGGGTAAGCACCCGGGGAATTCTTTTCACGGGTTTCAATTGAGGCTAACTCGTGGAGCGCTTTTTGTAGCCACTTCTCGTCCTCTATGTTTTCTAAGCACCATGCCCGCACACCTTCAAAGTTTTGTGAGTATCGCCGGAGTACAGCCTCACGGTCTAACTCAGAGAAATAGCGCTCTTGGACCAACATCTCGGGAAATAACTCCATGACTTGGTCGTAGAACACCGGTGAGTATTCGCGTAGTTGCCCTATCCGTTTGGCGGCCTCAACATGAAGCGGTGTACTCACACGAAGATTAACTCCGGCCAAAATTTGAGCGTCATATATGGGGCAGTACCTAATTCCTTCATCATAAAAGTATCTAAAAATGTCGTTTTCTTCCCAATCAAACAGAGGTTTACAGAGGCTCGCCCGCGGTGTTGAGGAAGCGTTGATGTAGTTTTCGTTAAGTTTATTGACGCTCGCCCGAAATCGCATGAGGCTTTCACTTGCCCGTATGCCGGTGATTATCGCGACCTTGCCCTTGAATTTTGCGATAGCGAGTTCGTCCATGGTCCATTGGTCAGCACGAGTTTCCGCCGGAAGCCCAAGAGTTTCAAGTGTTGTGGCCCAAGGTGGTATTTCCCGAATGTGCGCACGGTCAGGGTCCCATTGAACATACTCAACAACGGTGCCAAGAATGTATTTGTTACTCAGTAGCGGCACACAAAACCAAGTCATATCTACCCAAGGTTTCTGCCGATACTCATTGACAAAATCAACAACTGTGTCAGGGATTAGTTCCTCATCACGGAATATGACCGGCACTTGTTTCAAGCCGTTGCGTTGAGCAATTTCCCAAGTTAAATGGAGCGCGGTAAGCGAATCTTTACCCCCGGAAAAGGCCACAATCACGGTATCGTGAGTATCGTAAATGTGTTGAATTCGCTTGACCGCCTCATCGCGAACATTGACATCTATGTATTGCTTAACGCGGCTCATAATTCCAGTTCGTTGATAAACCGGGTTAAGCGCTCGCCAACACTTTGAGCCTCAGGATATTTGGCTTTTAGATAGCGTATAAGCCCGTAGAACACGGCTTGTTGTTCCTCAGAATCAAAGACTATGTCGTAATGAACTATCGGCGTTCCTAGGCCGCGTGAGCCGGTATCGCTATGCTCAAGTTCAGAAATATATGGATTAACTGTGTTAATGAGTTGGTCAAGAGCCGCTTTGTCGTAACCAGTACCTTCAAGGTTTGGCAGAGTCAAGAGCATTTCATTAAGCAACATGTAGTCATAAGTAGAGCCGTCACTTGTGCGATTGTCTGCCAGCACTATCCGTTTTGCCTCAACATCATCTACATCAAGGATTACAGCGTCTACGAAATCCCAACCGAGTTTCTTTATCGCCTTGAGGGTGTGATTACCGACCAGTACAAAATTTGTTGATTTCTGTACAACTATGGGTTTGTACTGCCCGTTCGCCTTTAATGACTCAGCGATTTTATCTATATCGCCCTTACGGGGATTACCGGGATACTCCTTGAGCGTTTCCGCTAATAATGTTTCCGTTTCCATA